CGTTGAAACGGTCTGTCGCTGGGGTGGTGGAGGTATCGGGGGTGCGTGATGCGAATATCGCGTTCGGCTCGTTGTCTGTTGCAGCCAGGTACCAGCGCCCGCCCTTGAATGCCTGGCAGCTCGGATAGTTGCCCGCAGAGTCGAACGTACGGTCCCCGGTGAAGGTGATCGTAGCGAGTGTGAACGGAGGGGTTGTGCCCATGGTGATCTTCGCAGGCTGGTGAGCCGGGTGCACGATATACATGGTTCCCTTGTTCATCACGCACGACAGATCATCCAGCTGTGCTGCGGTATAGGTCGTGATGATCTCGAATGTCGAGCCGCCGCTTTCCACGAGCGCTCCCGCTTCTGTCCAGAACCTGACCTTGTTGTTGGTGAACTCTGCGATGAACCTGCCGTCGACACCTGCGTCAAACAGCGCGAGACGTGCTGCGGTAATGCCGGTGAGCTTTGCGATGTACTTTGTCCCGCTGCGTTTGATCAACGGACCTTGGCGGGAAGGGATGAAATTCTCGCATTTGGCAACAGCCGTTTGATATCTTGGACTGTCCACGCGACCTTCCATCATTGGGCTGATCTCACCGCTTGCGAAGTTGTTCTTCAGTACCGTGTAGCTGGCCACCTGTCACCTCATCTGCTTTCGTCGAACCAATCGATAGCCGTGTCTTCCTCATAGTGCGATACATTGTCCTGGTTGATCGCAAGCGAAAGCGCCTGCTGATACTCCTGGAGCAATCGGTTGCTGATGGTGTCGTTCTTGATGAGCGGTATCGACACCAAATACGCGAGCTGCCGCACGAACAGGTCCCGCGTTGCAGGGGATAGTGAATCAGGAGAGCTCGGTAGCGATGCGTACAGGATGCTGACCGATGTCGCATCAGATAGCACCTTGTCTCCCTCAAGGCTCCACTCGCATTCCTCTCCGTCGTCATCCAACGCAGTAACGCTCTTGAGCCTGGCGAAGTCCTCAGGCAACACAAACTGGTAGTCGAACCCGAAGGATGGAGCCTGGGCGAGCGGTGCGAGCTGCGCACGATTAAGGCAGTCGCGCCACGGATACACGCTCATGACCGCGTCGATAGCCTGGGGAAGTAACTGCGTGCAGTAATTCGACGCAGTGGACCCGTCGTCGAGTGAAGCGATCGCCTCGTATCCTATGCGCAAAAGCGCACGGTTGGCGATCGTCACCCACTGTGCATCAAACGACAGCGTCGCCATTATTTAGCTGCCTCTTTCTTGGATTCCACTAAAGGCTCTCCAACAATAGGCTCAAAATATTTTGCGAATCCCGACTTCTCAAAGTCCTTCATCTTCTTATCATCGATGTCGTACACATGGTTCGCATCATAGCGCTCAACATCCTTGGAATAAAAACAGTTTACCTTGCACAGTACTTTCATCGCTTGTTCTCCTTGCTTACAAATGGCACGGGGCCCGGAAGGTCTTTTGAATCCCGGACACCGTGCCTCATTTCAGTTCATTCCACCACAGCCTATGCGCCGAGCTGGATCCATGCAGACATCGCCTTCGCCGTAAAGGTGCCCGAAGACTTCGGGATCGCCCCCGCCTTGAGGTAGCGCTTGTGCGATACCGGAAGAGGGATCGCGGACATAGCGTTGATCGCAGGAGCGGTTACTTCCGCACCTCGTGCGACCTCGGTGTAGGTGTCATTATCATCGCTGTGCATGAGCACCGGGATGTATCCGTCGGCCTCTGCGAATGCAGCGTCGGCTTTGAATACGACGACCGCATTTGCCAGCCGCCCTGTGTATTGGGTGGCAGGCGTATTCATGTCCAGGACATCTGCCGAGTAAACGGTAGTATCCTTTGTGGCGAGCGCAAGTGCGCCGAAAAGCAGTTCTTTATCACGCATCTCTTATGCCTCCTTAGCTGATCGCCGATTCGGTGTCGACGATAGTCTCCCAGAACATCACAGGGATACCGACGATGCGGGCAACAGGCCCGAATCCTTCGACGTCTGAGATGCTGAAAGACATATTTGTCTTGTTGTATGCCGCAGTCTCTACGAGCGCGTGCACCGTCCGGTTTGCAAATGCGACTGCATCGCGGCCCATCTGAGGAAGTTGGTTCTTCATCTTGATGAATGTGTTAGTCGGGAACGTTTCCCCGCCGGTTTCGATATTGGCCAAGCGGAGCAAGGCCTTCTCGTTCTTGATCTCCATACCGGCTGCGATCTCGAAGTGACGGATCCACGCCCACATGAAGCCAGTTCCTGCTGGGATCGGGACCTTATGCAATCCACGGTCATCGCTGATGATGCCGGGTTGCGTTCCTGCAGGATAGCGGAAATTGAATCCACGCTCGCCGAACTCAAAGAGCCAGATTGAGGTGAGATCGGATCCGCTGCCGGTATCCTTCCAGGTATATGCACTGTCCGCAGTAGGTCTGCGGGCTGCAAGGCCTCTGAAGCCGTCCGCTGCATCGGTGCCGTACATAAGCTTGTACAGCCAATCCTGAGTGAATCCTTCAAGGTTGGCGACATCCTCTGAGTCACGAGCTTTTACAGGGTCCTTGGTGGTCTTGATGACCGTTTCGTTGATGGTCGAGTCAGCCATGTACATGGCGATCGGCTCGATCTTGACATCAGATCCTGAGCTGATGGACGGAACAGCGTCGTTCGCTTTGGTGAACGCACCGGTTCCGAGACGTGTGGCCTGGAGCCACTTGTGGAATGTCCCGTCGCTCGATGGCAGGAACGGGGCAAACTGCAACAGGTCAATTTTTTTTGCCAGCGCACCGAGGAATTCAGCACTATTGGTGTATCCTTCTCTCTTCTGCGCCTCGACGATGTTCATCGCCTGGGTTGATGTAATTACAGACATGTGTATTACCTCACAAATTTAGTTTGTATAACCAGACAGTCTGTTTCCCGCGATCAGCGCCCCGGTTCCCTGCTCGGTACCCCGTCGGCGGTTCTCCCGGTCCCATTTCCGCCCGTGATCCAGCACCTTACCGATGCTGGAGTCAGTTTCCTTCAAGGTTGCAACGTGTCGCAACCAGCTACGGGAAGGGGAGCTACTTGATACCGGCGAATCGCTTGAATTCGTCACTATACCAGTTCGCATCCTTCGCATTCGGATCGTAGTCTTTCTGCACAGGATCCGGTTGAGGATCTGGTGCAGGTTGCTGTTGCTGATTGTTGTCAGGCTCTTGCTGAGATCCGTCGATCTGCTGCAATACGTCGTCAAGAATTCCCATATTATCGTCCTCCTACCGTGTGTTTGAACGATTCGTGATAATTGTTACCGAAGGCTCCCATCGGCTTCTCTCCTTGCACACCGGGTCGTCCCTCGACGAATCCGGATCCGCTTCGGCTTTTTTCATCCTTGGCAATCGCCATAACGAAGTCTGGGTTGTAGATCAGCCCGCTGTCCTTGTAGACCTTGCCGAGCCCGGTGCGGGATATGTGCTGCTTAAACAGGTTCACAGTTTCCTGCATCGCTCCGTCACGTTCTGCCTTAACTGGGTAGGATGTCTCGAGCTTTGCAGCGAGTCGTGCATCGAAGGTCTGCGCTTGCTGCTGTTGGTGATCGACGATCGCCTTGAGCTGGTTCTGTCCTTCCTGGATGTTCTTGAGCATGCTGCCCCACATGACTTTTGCCTGCTGCTTGGTCATGCCTGCCCGCATGTAATCCTTGCGCATCTCATCTGCCAGCTTGGAGATCTCCTTGCTGGGATTCTTTCCGAGGTTCAGTTCGTAATCGGATTCCTTTTCTGGGACGCCGAGCTTTTGCATGAAAGCTTTTATATCCTCTGGCTTCGCGTCCTTGCCGGGGATCTCGATCGCCTTCTCCATGCGCTTGTTGAGAGCAACATAGTCGTCAGCAATGTCGTCAAGCTTCTGGTGCTTGTACAGGTACTTCTTGTAATCTTCGCTTTCCCGCTTCTTCGGGTTAAGCTGGCTCGCAAACTTCGGGATATCCGGTTCCTGAGGTGGAGTATCGATGCCTTCCTGTGGTTCCGTTGAAGCAGGAGATGGATCCGGCTCGGTTGATGTAGGCTCAGGGGCAGGGTCTGCAGCTGGAGTGGTCCCAGCAGCGCCTCCTGGATCTGCGTCCATCAGGTACATCAGGGTAAATAGTCGGTTGATATTAAACATTCGGCTCAGCCTCCTTCATAGCTTTTTCTACAGCATCGATATCTGCAAACGATGCCGAAGCTGCAAGGGCATTGGACAGCCTCGGAAGATTCTGCGGTGACACGATGCCGATCTGGTTAAGCAACCAGTTTGCGTGTGATATCGATTTTGCGTCGATCAGCGACGGGTCGCTGCTGAAATACCCAAGGCGATTAAGCAGTGCAAGCAGCACAGCCTCTCCCTCGGTATTGCAGAACACCTGCTGCCAGGTTCTCCTGGATTCCTTCAATTCAACGATTCTTTCTGTAGTCATTCCCTATCTCCTTCTGCCTTGCTTTATCATCTGCTCCGTGGGAGATCCCTCCTCAGGAGCTTTGGATCCTTTTGCCAACACATCAGCACTTACCTGTGCTTGTTGCATTTGTTGTTGCTGCTGCATCATCTGCATCTGCATCTGCGCACGAGCCTGACGGATCTTCTGCACGTTCTCGTCGCTCTCGATGATGCGGTGATCCACGTCATACGCTTCACCGGCTACATCCACGTATCCGTCCATCTTGAGCTTGTCGAACACTTCGGCGACCTTGGGGACCACTTGTGCCATCTGGCCGATCTGCATGATCTCCCCGAGGAACTGCCTGGTTGTTGCGAGCCCATGCGAGCGTTTCTGCATCATGGAAAGCGGGGACACATAGTCGATCTTGAGCTGCTGTGCTTGCATGCCGTTCGGTATCTGCGGAAACCGGATTCTCTTGGCTTCAGCCTCGAACACCGCCTCGAGCACCGGCTCGATGAACTCATGGCTCAATCTGCTGGTGAACGCACTCATGATCGCTGCCTTCTCGTCTTGCAGTGCAGCGACCTCGGTTGCGGTCTTGTTCTTGTTCGTGTTCTGGCTCTGCATAAGAGCAAGGAAGAAATCCACATAGTATGCGCTTTTGACCTGCTGTACGATCTCTTGCTTGGTCATCTGCGTCCAGGAGAGATCACCGGTCACCTGTACCGGAGCAAAGTCCTGGCCGGGTTCCAGGTCGGTCATGCCACTTGGTAGGAAGTTGATGCGCAGCCCGCTGGTTTTTTTGATCGGCGGTCTTCCATGAAGCTGAGATACCCGCAGCTGGTCTCCCTGGAACGATTGCAGCATCTTGATGTTCGGGATCTGCGTGAGTCCTGGAGAGTCAACTCCCCATGGGCTCTTGCACGGGTTCTTTGCCCAGCGCCATGCGAAGAATGTCTTGCGTCCGAATCGCTCTTCTTTGACAGTCTTATTCGCATCGATGTCAGCCCAATACACGGATATAAATTCTTCGTCTCCATCTACATCGAGCTCAAGTCTCCACGAAGGTCCCACGTAATGATGGAACAGGTAGCTCTCTCCTGGATCCTGCGAGTCTTTGATCTGTGGAGGAAGTTTATCTTTATCGAATTGCTCGATAGCCTCCTCTCGGGTAAGCCATAGATCGCGGAACAATGTGTCCACCACACCATGACGGTTCTCCTGGATCGCATAAGTTCCAGGGTGCAAAGTGGAGAATACGGGAACAGATCTGCTCTCGTCATACTCCATGATCATGACAGCCGTTCCGAAATCAGCTCCACACTTTACGAATGATCTGCTCTCGTCGTAGAAGTTGCTGTTGTTCAGCTGCTTGTAGATGATCCTCTCTGCTGATTGCAACCACTCCTTGAAGGATTCGTTCTCCATGAGGCGCTCATTCTCAAACTGCAGACGGAACCAGCTGATGGAACGCCCGAAGGCATATCCCTGCAGTCCATCAGCCATGATGTTGCTGCTATCGACGCCTGTGGTTTCCTGTATGTTGCGGTAGTTTGGTGCAGGCTGCGATCCTGGCTTGCCGATCGTCGCGGATGCGTAAGATGCTGCCAAGTACTGTATGATGTCGTTCCATTGCGACTGGAACACCGCGCGGTACTCCTCGAGGCTCTTCTTCAGCCGGGTGAGTTTCTCCATCTGTTCTTTGGTCACTGCCATATGTCGCTCTCCTATCGTTCTCTCAGATAAAGTCCAGCGGGTTCCAAGATGCGTCCTGCTGATCGTGCACGACGATGTCCTTCTTGTCCGATGCCCTGGAGTAGGTACTCCACCAGCACGCCATGAGATACGTGACGACCCAGTCATCATGTATGTCATCGCTCTCGTTTTCGAACTTCTTGCGGCCGGTCTTCTCGTTCACCTTGCCCTTAAATGCGAGCATCTGCCGCTTGAAGTCATCCTCATGCTGCAGGTTGGCAGCTAGGCGCAGCCTGTTCTGTTCGAGCACCAGCATCCCCGCATGCACCAGGTCCTCCTTCGGTACGTGGATCTCTTTG